ATGGTTATGGTGACGATACTAGTCCTTGGTTCTGGTGGATGAACCAGCCAAAGGTTGTTAATCAAATCATTGCCAATGTAAAACCAGTGCCTGTTAAGAAGGCATATAAGACCGAAGTTTGTACCTGCTGTAAATTGCACGGTGCAAAAGCCTAATCCCCCTAGGAGGAATAATGAATACAAAGACAAAAGCGATGCTTGCATCGTACCTTCGTGCAGCAGTAGCATCTGTGCTAGCCCTATGGCTTGCTGGTGTGAATGATCCAAAGGCACTAGCAATGGCTGGAGTATCTGCAGTAGCAGGTCCAGTATTGAAGTGGCTAGATCCTAAGTCAGCAGACTTTGGTCGTGGTTCTAACTAAGAAGTAACTGCGAGGCGAAGAGGCTCACTCCCTACGGGGAGTGGGCTTCTTTTTTTATGCCATTTTATCGGCAGGACAGGGAATCGTAACTAGATTTCCACAACTAGCGCAGGTTCCATCAAGGAACCACCAGACTATCTCGGAATCCTCAAAGCTTGCCATAACCTGGAAGACCTGTGACCCACAGGTACATATGTGAATGGGTCCTAAACCTCGCAAATCGGCCCCAAAGGGCTTAGGAATGGCACTCCAGAGCTTAAACACGGACAGTCTGGGTAAGCGAAATTGCATATAATATGATAACGCCACCCTTGTGTCGTGTGACTAGCGACACGCCGTTGCTGGTAACCTTGGTTTATGACAACAATTGTGGGCATCGAAGGTATTGATTACGCATTACTGGTAGCTGACTCACAAATCACAGAAGATAACTTAGTAACCCTTGCCACCAGTACGCCAAAGATAGTTGAGGTTGGTAAGTATCTCATTGGTTTATCAGGTGATACTAGGCCAGGTGATATTCTTTCCTACAACTGGAAGCCACCACTATACAAAGGTGAAGAGCCAGCACAATTTATGGGCCGCAAAATTATCCCAAGCATTATCCAAGCATTTACCGATAACAACTACGACTACAATAAGGTGGACAAAGATGATGGCTTCGATTATCTCATTGCTTTTAACGGCAATCTCTTTCGTATTGCTTGTGATCTCTCTTTTTTCCAAGCAAATCACGGAGCGTATGGCATTGGTTCTGGGGGCCAGCTTGCTCTTGGCTACCTGTATTCAGCTATCAAACCTGATATGGACTTAACCTACGCCAAGCGACACGCCCGTAGAGCCGTTGAAATTGCTTCGGTTCTTGACGCTAATACTGGCAAGCCTTTACAGTTGGTGGTCCAGGAAAGGATGTAACTATGGATTTCAATACATATGATTATGTAGAACCAGAGTTCAAGAACGTTATAGCAACAGGTGAATACGCTGCACACTATTGGTTTGAGCAGGGATGGAAGGCTTGTAGACTTGCTTTCTTGTTACACAAACAAGCAGAAGAAGCTGGAGCATTAAGAGTATGACAGCATTTCTTATTGGTCTAATGGTTGGAATGTTAATTGCCAGAGCATTTGATTTATGGGTAGATTGGAAGTACAAGAAGTGAGCGTTACTGATCCTAAAGAACTACTACTTACTGCACTACGTGCAGGTGATGCAAAGCGTTCACGTTCCACACAGGTACAGATTGGTCCATCAGAGTTAGGTGGTTGCCGTCGCAAGGTGTGGTACCGACTTAACGATCAACCTGAAACTAATGACAACGAGATGAAGCTTGCTGCGATTATGGGTACTGCTATCCACGCAGAAATTGAAAGAGCATTAGCAGATAATCCAGATGTATTAGTAGAAGTTGAAGCTGAATACAATGGAATGAAAGCACACATTGATTGCTTTGTACCTGGTACTGGTGATGTCATTGACTGGAAGACAAGTAAGGTAAAGAACCTTTCATACTTCCCATCAACACAACAGCGTTGGCAGGTTCAAACCTATGGCTACCTACTGGCTAAGAATGGTCACAATGTAAAACGTGTCTCGCTTGTCGCCATTGCACGTGATGGTGATGAGCGAGATGTTAAAGTTCACACAGAAGACTACAACGAAGCAATGGCATTAGAAGCCTTAGCTTGGTTGGAAGGTGTGAAGGTATCTACCGAGGCACCAGAACCAGAGCGTGAAGAAAACTACTGCAAATTCTATTGCAAGTTCTATGACGCAAGTGGGCAGTTAGGATGCGTTGGTCTAAAAAAAGAACGTATCGCTAGTGAAGAGGTGTTAATCCAAGATAAGGATGCCTCAACTAATGCGATGATCTACTTACAATTAGATGAACAAATTAAAAACTTGACAAAGCAAAAGGATTCACTAAAGTCTTCCCTTGAAGGTATCGCTGGCGTTACCGATACTGGAATACAGGTGAGGTGGTCTAGCATAGCTGGACCAACATCAGTAGATAAAGATGAAGTACTTGCTAAACTAGGTTATGTACCTACCAAGCAAGGTGCAGATTCATTACGGTTAACAATCAAACAATCTGGAGGAAAGTAAATGGCTGCAAACGAAAACACAAAGTTCCAAGTAAACTTCAAGACAAGTAGTGGAACACTTATTAATCTTTATGCAACTGATATCAAAGAACTAGAGACAGGTCTTACGGATCTATCAATGGTATCTACTCTTATCAAGTCAACAGATGCAGAACTCAATGGCGGTAAAGCACCAGCACCTACTGTTGAATCAATATCAAGACAATTTGAAAACCCACCTGTTGCTGCACCTGCTGTTGTTGAAGGACAAGCACCAAGCTGTAAGCACGGTGTGATGAGTTTCCGTACAGGTACTTCTGCTCGTGGCCCTTGGAAGGGCTGGATGTGTGCTGCTCCAAAGGGTGCAGTAGATAAGTGCGCAACTATCTGGGCTTAATGAATGCGGGAACCACACGAGTTTGAGGTTCCTTTATGTGCTCAGGTAGGTGGAGATCTTTTCTTTCCTGAAAGGGAGAACGAAGGCAAGCTTGCACGTCTGAGCATTGCATCAGCAAAATCAATCTGTCGTGGTTGTCAACACATTACTGAATGTGCTGAGTGGGGTATCCGTAAGGAACGTCACGGTATCTGGGGTGGACTCACTGATAGTGAGCGAAAGAAGATACGCAATCAACGACGAATAACATTGGAAGAGGGGAAGAGTGCTTAACCTATCCCGTGCTTGGGGCGGTGTGACTACCAAAGCCACACCACTTCCTGACGTGTGGAAAAATCTAGTTAAGCACTCTATCAAGTTCCGTCGCGGTCAAGTCTGTATGGTCGCTGCTGCACCTAATGCTGGTAAGTCAATGTTTGCATTGATATATGCAATCAAAGCACAGGTTCCAACGTTATTCTTTTCTGCTGATACAGACACAGCAACAGTAATGATTCGTGCTGCTGCTCATCTTTCGGGTCACACACAAGTGACTGTCGAAGGCAACATCAATAAAAGTCAGCGCCACTACAATCCTTACCTGGCTAAAGCTTCTCATATTCAATGGGTCTTTGACTCCAGTCCGTCTCTTGATGATATTGAGATGGAGATTAAAGCCTATGTTGAACTCTACGGTGTGATGCCAGAGTTGATTATCATAGACAACCTAATGAATGTGGCAGCAGAGACAGATAATGAATGGGCTGGGCTTCGTGCAATTATGATGGAGTTGCACGATATGGCACGTAAGACTGAGGCTTGTGTGCTTGTACTCCATCACGTAAGCGAGCAGAGCGAGTATGGTTCTCCTATGATGCCACCACCTAGACGTGCTATTCACGGAAAGGTGAGTCAACTACCAGCTCTTATCCTTACGCTTGGGTATGATCCTTCACAGGGTCTACTTCGGATAGCATCAGTCAAGAATCGCTTTGGTCCACACTATGCAGATGCTTCACAATGGGCATCTTTATTTGTAGACTTTGGTTCTTGTCAGATAGGCGATGATGATGCGCAAGGTAGGGCCTACCTGCGTGGCAACAACGAGGAGAGTACATATGGTGCTATCTAATGGCGAATAAGAATGGACGCAAAGGTTCTCAGTTTGAGACAGATGTGATGAAATGGTTACGCAGTAAAGGCGTAATAGCAGAACGTCTGACCAAGGCTGGGGCAAAAGATGAAGGTGATATGGTTGTTATCATATCTGGAGAAACCTACATCTTAGAACTCAAGAACAGGCAGACCCTTTCCCTGCCCGAGTTCTGGAGAGAAGCACAAGTTGAGGCGCTTA